CGCGTTATCTTTAAATTTAATTTAAATGACCAAAAGCTTTAAGGTTTATCATGTCTTATATATTAACGGTGATTGAAAAATGAAAAACGAAAAAATTCGGATAATGTGTCTAAGGGGATGGAAGTGCGGTTTTTATTCCTCATTTGAGGACGCGCAAGAAGATAGATTTGTTTTTTGCCAATTATGTGGCAATTTCCTAATAGGAGGAAAAACAAAATGAAAGAAATAGCAATAGCGTTATATGTGGTAACTTTTGTATTAAGCATAAGCCTGTATGTTGTATTACAGGCTTAATATTTTTTCTTATATTTTGCTATTCATATATTTTTCTCAAATTTTCTTAAAAATTAAGATTTATGAATTTTTCATAAAAATTCGCCAGGATTTATGATTATGAATTATTCATAAAAAATTTGATTTTATTCATATTTTTTGATCCGCATAAAAACAAATAGATTTTTCATAAAATTTCATAAAAAATGGGAAAAAATTATTAATTTTGAAATGCTGGCATTAGAAGACCCCCACAGGGGGAGGGGGAGGGGTGTTTTCCTATCTCTCACGAAAATGGTTTATTCGCCAAACGAAATGGTAGGGGCAAATATCTCGGTTTTAAGCCCAACGCTGCCTCCGTTAGGCGATTCTGAGAGGAGTTTCAGTGAAAAACCTCTGAGAGGGCTTCGTTTAAGATGGACTTCGGGATGTTCACTGTAATCGGTTTCGTGAAACCAACCCCGTTCCATCCTTCTTTTGTCTTAAACTCTTATGTAATCGTTTAGGTTGTTTGTTTTGTCCTCCCTTAGTATGGAGGTAGTAAAAAACTCCTATTATTATTTATTAATATTTATTTTTATTATAATAATATAAAAGGTCCTAAGGACAAAATGCAAGCTGTTGAATACGAAACGCGTAAGAACACTTCCCTTTATGTGGGAGTAATTTTTTCTCCTTCTTTCCCTTATTGGCATATAGAAGCTCTTCAAGCGTTCCTAAACGCTAAGAAGCCAGAAAGGTGGATGCTTGAAATAGAGCGTAACCACGGTATAGCTGCCGCAAGGAATAAAATTGTTCAGTCCTTCCTTAGCACGACATATTCTCATCTCATGCTCCTCGACTCAGATGTGATAGTGTACGAGGATACGGTGACCCGAATGCTCGAAATAGACGAAGATGTGGTAGTTGCAAACGTACCACAAAAGCCCAACGGAGGCGTTCCGTGTGTAGAGCATTCGGAGTTGCCATATAAAAGGGGCAAGCAAATATCCGTATATGCCCAGCCAGTGAAGCGATTTATGTTATGCGGGTTGGGGTGTATTCTTGTGAAGCGGGAAGTCTTCGACAAGATGGACTTTCCTTATTTCCGATATGCTTCACAAGAGTTCGATACTCTACCGGACTGGTATAGGGTATCGGAGGATTACTATTTCTTTGTTCGCTTAGAGGAACTCGGAATAAAGCCCGTATTCCTCCCAACTGCAAAAGCTAAGCATATCACAAGTGCTGCTCTCGAAAGCGGTAAGGGATTGGTGCTGGTATGAAAGTAGGAGTCATCACTTCAGTCTTCCTTCCGCTCATAGATAACGCTTACAAATTCTATGGCGGAATGGAAATTAGAACTTTGTCCCTAATTGAGTATTTGAGCAAAAAAGGGCATGACGTGCACGTCTTTGCGACTAAAGACTCTTCTTTGCACATAAAGAACGTCACGCTTCATACTGGAGACTATCCGATTTGGGATGGAAAACGAATACCGTCTTACGAAGCAGAGAAAAACATCATAATGCGCAATTTAGACACTCTGAAGAGCTGTGATGCAGTTCTTGAAGATAATCACTTTCATTTTTACAATTACCTTGCGTCAAGAGCGGGCTTTAAGCAAAACATAGCAATGTCTTGGGACTTTTATCCGCAAAACTTGAATGTTCTTCCTCCAAGACCAAGAAACGTTGTATGCGTCTCAAAGTGGTTACGCAACGAAATTCGAGATAAGTTCCATCACGCTGGACACAAGGTGTATTACGCTTATTCGGGACTAAATTTGGACTACTATAAATCCTTCAATAACCACCCCGCCTTTGATGGACCAATTTTGTTCCTCAATAGATTTTCCCACATCAAAGGCGGGCATATATTCCTTCGGTTGGCACAAGATATGCCAGATGAGCAATTCCTAATGATGGGTGATGTTCTGTTTACACAAGAAGGAACATACGCATGGAAGCTCAAACAGATAGCAGATGAAATGCCTAACGTGAAAATAATATTCAATGCTTCTTTCAAAGAAAAGATTAAAGCGCTTCAAACGTGCAAGTTCCTTGTTCATCCTTGCATAGTTCCAGAGCCTCTTGGACTCGATTGTCTCGAGGCTCAATACTTTGGTAAGTACGTCATAGGGTACGCAATGGGTGGATTGCTTGAGACGGTTAAGGAAGGGAAGACAGGAGGGCTAATTTTTCCTTCAGAAAATCCAGAAGAAAACTACAAAAAATTGAAAGAAAGAGTCGAAGCTTTTCTTTCACGAGAGCCTGATCCTGAAACTTGCATAAGAAATGTTGAAGAAAACTTTGATTTTAAAAAGTTCTCAGCTCCCGTTTACGAAGCAATATTAGAAGGTAAAAGTGAAGACGAAATTCACGAATTAGAACGAAAACAAAACGCTGTCGTGATATGAAAGATACAGTACCAATTCTTGTTAAGAGTGTGACGAAACAAAAGCTCTCGGAGGCAAAAGAAATACTCCGAAAGACTTGGGACGATTTCCTTGTTTACCTCCTCGAGTTTTACATTTCTCACGCCGATGAGGATGATAAGGAGTTAGACAAGGCTGACGTGATGCGCTATTGTATTTCTTCTCCTGATACGAGTTCGCTTGCGTTCCATAGGGATCAACTAACAAAAATTCTTACCGATTTAGAACACACATACGAAACGACAGGAGATCCTAAAGATAAAGCAACAATTGCAGAAAAGATCGCTCGAATAAATGCTTCTCTCAAAGAGATAAGCAAGACCGACGAGAGTAGTCGAGTGCTTGAAGAAATAGCCTTGATAAAGAAGAACAGATTGAAAATCCTAAAGAATATAGCTCCAACAAAGACTGTAAAACGAAATGAAAATAAAGAAGAGATACCGGAAACTGAGAGTGAACAAGAAGAAGACAATTAAGGTTATTTGCGATTATTGTGGAAAAGAATATGAAGTTACCGAGCAAGTTTATTATGCAAAGATGCGACAGGGCTTTAGGTACTTCTTCTGTTCAGAGCAATGTTTAGCCCGTGCTCGTGCGGAATATTTGTGGAACCGAAAAGCGCCTGTTAATGTTCCAGACGAACTCAAAGAAGAACCTGAAATTGAAGTTTCTCTTATACCAGAAGACATGCAGTCTCATTGTCATTATTGTTACAAAAAAATTCCCAAATCAGCAATATTTTGTGAGGAACACGCAACCGAGGAGAATCTTGCAATATTTGAAGCAACTCAAGAACTTCCTGTACACCCACGAGGTTGGTGGTCTTACGAAATCATCAAAGACTGGCTTAGCGGAGAAAAGAAAATTCTTCTTCGTGGACCAGCGGGAATGGGAAAGTCAATTCTTGAGGATATAATTGCTTACATGAACCTTACATTGTTTGACAATTCCTTCACTCTTATAGGCTCAATTTCAATGCCCATTGCAGTTCAACATATAGACAGGATACGACAGTGGGTTAATGATTCTCCTTTTCGTTCTCTCATAGTTTATGACAGTAAAGAACAAATTAAACTCAAAACAGGTTCACGAGTGTTAGCGATAGCACAGAACGAGAAAACTCGAGGCGGTTATCATCCAGATTTGATATTGTTGGATGAGCTTGCTCGTATACGACCTTCTGCTTATTACGGTTTGTTTTATCAGATGGGAAAATCCAAAGGTGCAACCGAGATAGGCGTTTCGACTCCTTTTGGAACTTCAGGCGTCTTTATGTCGCTTTGGTATTCGGGAACAGCAAGAACTCATTCAGTGAAACTCGAAGATTGTTGGTTTATCACCGAAGAAATGATAAGAGCTGCTCAAAAAGACATGTCTCCATCGTTTTTCGATCAGGTATTTAAAGCTGAATTTGTAGCAACCTCTAACAGGGTGATTCCAGATGAACAACTTCTTAATGCTATCACAGATGAAAGATCAAGACATATAGGAGAGACGGTAATGGGTCTCGACTTTGGGCGTAAGCGAGACCATACAGCTTTGGTCGTTCTCAATGATAAAGGTGATGTCATATACACCGAAATTCTGCCTCTCAAGATAACTTGGCGAGAACAATATGCTATAATACGTGATAGAGCGAAAAAATTTAATCCTGTTACGATATATGCAGATCAGACATCAATTGGTGACCCTATATTGGAAGAGCTTTCTGACCTTCCGATTGAACCCGTCTTAATGTCTAACGATAAATTAAAAAAGAAAATTATTGATAATTTAGTTTTGTGTTTTGCTTATAATTCGATTCACATACCCAAAGATGAACAAAAGCTGATTGATCAACTTTCAGCTTTTGTATATTTAGACGATAACATGAGTAAGTGTGGTCCCGAAGGAGGAGCTCATGACGACCTTGTGGATGCCTTGGCTCTCGCCTCCTTGGGACTCGAACGACATATAGATGAAGAAGAAAATACTGACAGTTGGGGAGCGATTGGTGGAGAACGGTCGCTCGATGTGGAGGAAAGTCCTTGGACGATTGTATGGTGATCGGGATACAGACCCTTGGAATGTGGGTGCTCCAAGTAGTGAAGACGAAAGCGATGAGTCCTCCAGAACTTTTAAGACAACACACGCATTAGAGGTGGGTGGACCGTCCCAAGAAGATTGGGAATTATATTTAACAAGCCCTCCTGCGTTTGCAGCGGTTGAAGCCGTTACTTTCGCTGTTCTTTCCGCTGGCTTTGAAATTCATAGTGAGAGTGAGCAAATTAGGGAAAGATACACACGACGTTTTGATAAAGTGTTTCCAAAACTTTATTCTGTTATGCGGGACGCCTTAGTGTTTGGTGATAGTTATTCGAGGATCCTCTTCGGGAGAGATAACCACTTTACTGATATCGAAGTCCTGTTTCCACTCAATGTAGTGATTCAAAACGGTAATTACTTTGTGCGAGAAGGTGGAAAACTTGTTCGTGTTCCGAATATTTGGCACTTTCAAGCTATGGCTCGTACAGATTCCCCCTTTGGCATATCAATGATAGGCGTAGCAAGACAACCTCTTAAGTGGAAGAAAGAGATCGACGAAAGTGTTCACGAAGGTATTATAAGACATGGTTTTGCCAAATACCATATTCAATGTCTCCCAGACAGACGAGGACTATATCCCGATGAGAATAAGCTCAAGGAATTGGAGAGAGAGTTTAGAAAGATTCATGTAGGACACGAGTTTGTTTCAACAGATAAAGTTAAAATTGATCCGATTGATACATCTGGATTTCCAGCTCTTCTCGATTATCTTCAGTATTACACAAGTCTTGCTGCAACTGGTTTAATGGTTCCGGCTGAGACACTCGGGCAAGGTATAGCAACTTCGCAGTATGCAACTGCTAAGGTAAGAATGGAGTTCTTCTTGAAAAATACAATTCCGTATTTCCAAAGAGTATTGGAGTGTTCTATTAATGATAACCTCATGGGCGAAAAAGCCGAAGGAGCTATATTTAAATTAAACGAACCCAAAGAAATTTCGTATAAGACAGGATGATTCACGATACATATTTTCCTTTAGGACGAGAGAAGAAAGATATATTCCACGATAGGATTTTAGTTGAGAGCGGGGACCTTATTTACGATTCAACTTCTCAAGGTATTCCTATTTACATTCCGCCTAACGTCCTAAAGAATGCTCGCGTCCCCAAAAGGTTACCATTTCAAATTTACCATAATGGTAAAGAGGTCGGAGAAGTTAAAAATATTCGATGGGATGGTAAAGCTCTCAGAGGAGATATTCACGTTTATCCAAAGCACAATGAAGAAGTGATTAAAGAACTTCTGAATGGAAATCACGGTTTATCTGTGCGATTCTCTTCGATAGATGAAGATTTCAAAACTTATACTCTTATAAAAGACATGACGTTGGAGCATTTGGCTCTTGTTCCGGCTCCAGCGTCACCATCTGCAAGAGTAGTATAAAATTCTACGAAAGAGATAAGGAGGAAAGAAATGGGTGAATTAGCTGATAGGTTAAAAGAATATGCCACCAAGGTGCAGTCACACGAACTCAGTGCGTCTGAGGACTTACGACGACTGACACAGAAAGCCTACTATAACGCTGTCATAGCTGGAGCTAAACGGAGAGAATTCATGAGAAAGATACTCCCTGTTGTTAAAACAGGCTCGCATAGAGTGAGGGTATTTACATCTGACGCAAATGGATATGCTTCAAAGGGAGCTTATAAAGGAGAACCTCCTGTTTTTCATCCTAAATACACAAGCGTTGATGCCGTTACCGAAAAAGCTTGGACCTTGCCTCTCGCTCCAAAAGAATTGATTGAAGATGCGGAATTCGGTTTGATTGAAAACGAGGTTTCTCTCGCTGGCATGAGGTTGGAAAACACCTTAAATCAAGACGGTATTTCTGAGTTGATTGATAATGCTTCACATTCTGTAACGTGTGACGGGACGTCTGAGTTTAGTGCGATAGGAACAGCTTGTGAATATATTGCAGAGTCCAACTTTATGCCAACATATTTAATTGCGACACCTAAATTTTACTTTACTCTTGTATCCAAACCTTACAATTCATGTATAGTTTATAACAAAGAGCGAGGTGGAACTCTCGGATGGGAATTGCTTTCTGTTACATCAAACGGCGATGAGGATTGGGCATGGGAGGATACCGGAGATGTCGGAGCGGTAGTCTTGGATGCTGAAATGGCAGGATTAATTCTCATGAAGGAGGATATAACAGTTAAGAAATATTCTGATCCTCTTGATGATTTAAGAGGTGCAATAGTGGAAATGAAATATAAAGTTGTGGTAACTAAACCTAAAGCTATTTGTATAATTAAGCATGATTAGGAGAGGAAAATGCGAACGATTGCTCTATTGGTAACCCTCTTCGTGTTGTGTCTTGTTCCATTTTCTCAAGCGGCTCTGACCAGCACAGTTACTCTTAACGCAACAGATGCGTCTGGTGTTGATCACGTATTGTATTACATTGATTATCGAGAAGATTTGGACGAAGGAGTGATTTATGATTCACACAACACTGCGGATTATGGTACAGTCCTATTTAAGCAGGAAACCATGAATACTGGAAATACTATGATGGTAGCTACAAATTATTCTTATTTACGAGGACGAGCTTTGATTGCTGGTACGTCTTTAACTGAGAACATGGGTGGCGCTAACATTCACAACACAAGTTATTTCTTAGGTACGATAGGCTTAAAAGGCGTGTCATCGACCAAGCTTTCGGTGGTTTCCGCTTCGAGTGTGTCTCCTTATGAATTAGATTACCAGTACAGTGTATCGGGAGAGGATGGAGGTGCAGGGTTTGGTGCTGCTGAGGTGAGTAATACTGGAAAGGCTTATGCGAAAACATCAATAAGAGGCGCTAAGCAATTCACATTAGCAGGTCAGTTGAGTTGGTCTGTACCTAAGCCTGCTGGTGCAATAGAAGTGCCAGATACTGGCATATCAAGCCTCTGTGTATGGGGACAGAAGAGTCCCGTCTATCCTATCTTTCCAGGAATAGGAGCGTAAGATGAATCCTCCTTTCCTCTCTATTTTTAATTTGGGAGCAGTTCCTTCTCCTTGGGATGAGAGGGACGTTATATATGCAGCCCTTACGTCTAAGGAGAAGCCAAAGGTTTTTAGCCTTAAAAAATACCAAGGTCCTGTAGTGAACCAAGGTTCTCGACAAATTTGTGTTCCATGTGCATTATGTGCAATTGCAGAATCCAAGCAGTTTTACAATACCGATTTATCGGAATGTTACATCTACAAGCGTCGTTCTTACAAAGGTGACGGCATGGTCTTGAGAAACGCTCTCAAGATAATGCAAAAAGAAGGTACTTGTCAAGAGATGTGCTTTCCACTCACAACGTGTCAAGAGCGATGCAGCGAAAGTTCGATGGAGAAGAACGCTTTATCTTACAGGATAGGTCAATATCACAGAGTGTTCAATGACATCACTGGCACAATGTATACTCACAAACTGCCAGTGTTTGCAGCCGTTCCTGTATATGATAATTGGTCTTATGATGCTCGTATACCCATGCCTTCAGGTGAATTCTTAGGTTTTCACGCTATTACGATTGTAGGATATAACCTCACAAAGAAGTGTTATGAATTCAAAAATTCTTGGGGAACAGAATGGGGAAATGGGGGATACGGGGAGTTGCCTTTGAACTATCCGATAGCCGAAGCGTGGATAGTTGAGCCGAGGCTTGGAAACGATCACGATGATTTGCTTCCTGACGACATAACAATTAAAAACACGATATGCGGAATGTCCATATTTGGGCTTGGTATTGAACTCGAGATTACTGTTCCTTGGGACTGTATTGTAAGACCCAACTTTGGAATATTCCGATTTCCACGCATGCTCCACAAAGGTACGAACTCGGTAATGTTTAGAGTTCCATTTAGGAAGGGTTCGCAACTTCTAAGCTTAACTTTTAAACACAAAAATTCCCTCGTTAAAATGTCCGCCACACTCTCCAATGATATTCAATTAACGGAGTGGGAGCGGTCCTAACTATATCTGAGATGTGGGAGATGGTCCAAATGGACAGGGTAAAGAATGAAACTGCAAAGTATGCTTTAGCTCTATTGAAGAGGATAGAGGATGAAATTATAGCTTCCCAGTCTTCTGGTCTGGCAGTGGGCTTCTTGGATTTCGATGCGAACAGAATTTCAGGCGAACTCGATAAGGTAAAGGAAGTAATTAAGAATGTAAAACCAGCAGATTTCCCAGAAACACACCCTCGTTCTTATCTACGTCTAAACGAACAGTAGACGTTTAGTTCTATTTTCTTTTTTTATTGTTTTTTTATGTCATTGAAGATAACATTTCTCGGAGTAAATGCAGAAGCAAAGGGACATTCTTGTATATTGATTGAGTCTCCTAAAGCGAAAGTTCTTTTAGAGCCCACTCAGCGAGTTAAGGATGTTGATGCTGTTATAATTACGGATATAGACAAAGATGAATATAGCGAATGGAAATATTATGCAGACCAAGGAGTTCCGATATATTCAGTAGCAGCAATAAAGAGATGGGCAAAAGATGACGAGCTTCGTGAGCACATTCAAGTGATAAGCAACAAGTTCTCAATTAAGGGTCTTCACATGAATTGGCTAAAGGCTAATGTTGCTCCTCATGAACCAGCAGGTGGAGTTAGAATCCCAAGTTACGATGTAGATATTGTTCCCGAGTTGCCTGCCTACATTCCACAAGCGATGATAAAAGCATTCGGGTTGCCACCGTCTCATATCATTGTTGGTATTGGCTCTTACAAGAAGTCAGATCACAAAATATCATTTGAGGATTTTCTTCTTCAGCTTGAGAAGACTCGAAGCGGTAAGGAAAAAGGTCTTTTGTCCATCACTCTTACAAACTTCAGGAAAGATTTAAAAGAACATAAAAATGCAGTCCTTAAGAGGCTCAAAGAGAAGTGGGATATTCCCATCTTCTGGGCAGAAAAGGGCATGACTCTTGAGTTCTCCCGAAGTGGTCAAGTGGAAAGAATTGACTCTTCAAATGAACTTGAAAAGCTTCACCTTAAAGAATTCTTATCCAAGGGGGTTGATTATGACATAAAGCACGTCAAGACAAGATGGAAAGAGTGCATAGCGGATTTGCGATATTTGGCTAATAACGCCGTACCTCGCTTGAAAGCAGGAAAGAGGTGGGGTGAGTGGACTCTTGATGCGTGTTATAAATATTTTGCCGCTTTGATAGATGCTCTTCGTAGTGTATATTTTACGCTCGTTCCTCCTACTCAACCTGAGCTGTACAAAATAGAGCATCCTAATAAAGATCCTAAGGAAGCACTTAAGACTTCTTTCTGGCAGACATATTTAAAAGCCAAGAAATACATGAAGTCCAAACCTCCCAAAGACGAAGAGGAATTAAAAGAGTGGAATAAGAAGCGAGCAAAAATAATAAGTACATCTGAAGAGACAAAGAACCTTAAGGTTGGATACCTTTCCAAGGCTAAACCATATTTACGATTCTTCCTTCCTACTGTTCACGAAGATATTGCGAGTGCTGGATGGGATGAAAAGAAGCTCCTTCTCGACGTTAAAGCTGATGGTCTTAGAATTACTCTTTGGAAGTCGGGCGGTAAAGGGTACGTGTTTGTAGATCCAGAAGAATTGAAACATAAGTCTCCATTAATAAACAAATATATTCCCCAGATAGTGAAAGAAATTGAGGAGCACTTCCCCGATAACACAGCTCTCGACGGGGAACTTTATGCAGCAAAGGGAAATGAGGCTTTACACAGAACTGTTATAAATGGGATTATAAATACTAAGCTTCCTCCCGAAAGATTCATACCTTATGCGTACGCATTTGTATTCGATGTCCTTATTTATAAAGGGAATGATGTCCGAGATAAACCTCTCGAAGAAAGGTTAAAACTGCTTCAGACTTTTAAGTCTACCGCACATATCAAAATAGAAAGAGTAAGCAAAGTTGCAATACCAAGCTATTCTGGATACATAGTAGACGGGAATAACAAGAGTGCGATAGATAAAGCCATTCATTTGATAAAAACTTCAAAACACGGTCTCCATAAGGGATTGCAAGAGGGCGTCATGATTAAAACTTTAGATCATTTCTACGAAGTTCCTACGAATAAAGGGGCGGCTAAATGTAAGTTCTGGCACGAAGTTGACACTGTGGTGTTGGATAAGAAGTTGGTAAAAGGACAAACCGATGTGTGGAATTATTATCTGGGCATTGAAATACCAGCCGGATATGCTAAGATGATGCTTGACGACACTCAGGCGTATAAACGTGTTCGATGTTTGTATAATGGTCATCTTTATAAGAAGAGAGAGTGTCAAGATTATTTAGACAGACGAGGTGCTCGATTCTTTATGGAATACGGAAAGTCGGATAACACAAAAATTAAGTGTGATGTTGGAGATGTCCTCAGAGTGTCCTCAGAAGAAGTCCTCTATAATGCAAATGAAACTCATCCAGAATACCCGTATTATACAGGATACATAAATAGGGCGATGGAACCAGTACCAGAAAGAAAGACTTCTGATAATTTAGTCGTGTTGCATCGTCTTGCCTTACTTGAACCTCAACGGATACCCTTGGAAGTCTTAGCGAAATGGAAAGAAAGTATGCCTTCAGAGATAAAGAAGTATTGTGAATATATTAGGTCTTTA